GTGCTCGCTTGTCTTCACTTACTTGATTTATTACAAAAGCCATAATTCTTCTCCGAATTGTTTTCCGTGTAAAAATCGCTAGGGCAGGGGCCACGGAGATAACCCTTTTCGACGTTAATCTAGCACCTAGCGAATGCGGTGTGCGCCAGATTCATCTGTAATTATGTACCAATATAGTACCCAACAACAACATGAATCTGGCTACTTCTTACAGGTCCAGAGCAGTAAATTTATCGATTGCGATCATTGACTGCGTATCAGGATCCATAATTGCTCGCCAGGTAGCATCAAGGATGACGTCTTGATCTAACCCTCCGGAAACAACCGTCCCGGATTCAAATTTAACATTTGGTAAAGTAAAGATATACTGGTTGTTAGTGGTATCTTTCACTCTGAATGACAGCGAAAATGCAGTACCATTTAGGTATAGATCGTACATAGAGCTGTCTTCGAAGTACAAACCGACGCTGCCGGATAACTCTAAACGACTAAGAGCAATACCTAGGTGACCTAAAGAGCCAATACCGTCCTGCGCTCGGAGGTTGTTGTTCATCTCCAATGTAAGGCTTTGGAAGTTGGCTGTCGAGATAGCATCATCTACGATGATATCAAGGACGTTACTTACACCGTTCATTGGCGTGCTGTTAAACGTATCAGTAACTGTCTGGCCGGTTATCTCTGTCGTAGAAGTAACTTGGCGCAGACCCATGAAGCCTAAAGTACCTTGCAAAATCTGCGCTGTCTGGAAGTCCAGAGACATTGACCCAGCCCGCATACCTTCAAAGTTGAAGTACGTAGGTGTAGTCGCGTCTTGTAAGAACTTCTGCAGAGTGAAGGACATCAAGTCAGTGCCATTCTTAATCTGACCGCCGTTGTCCAGAGTTACTGAGGCGCCTGCTGACTCAGCCGCGATAAACGCCCTGTACATAGTGAGCTGACCAGCTGTCGATACCTTAACTCTGAAGAAGCCATTCAAATCGGTATTAGCAAAGCCTTGAACCGCAACCCACATGCCTACAGGGAATACCGTTAAGGTTTCGCCTACTGAAGCGTATGCCTGAAAACCGGCGTCATCTAGAGCACTGATGTCAATTGCGGCAACGTTCTGGACTGCAGAAAACCCTGCACTCTGCGCGAATACGCCTTCAATGTACTGGTCATAAGCACCATAGCTTAACTCCATAGCTACGTCACCTGAGGCGTCCGCAGAAACCTGGATAAGGTCTGATGTCATTCGATCGTCCCGAATCTCTTCGCTGACGATGTTTGAGATGTTGTAATTTAGTGATTCAGAATTGTAACGAAATCGCTCGAAGACAGGCGTGGCGTCTGTTACGCCGAAGACAGTCTCTCGTACTCCTCGCAGGGCAGCTCTGTTTGATGATGCAAAGGACATGATAATCTCCTAGTGTAATGAATAAACGTAAAAATCACATGCTACATTGATTTGAAACCAACCATCAATCTCGCCTATATGATTTATATCTGGTGCCCCGCACACTATACTGTCAAACTGCTGATTTCTCCACACGCCGGATATCGACTCAGCCATCGTGTTTGCCAGACTTGTCCCAAGCCCTAACGGCGTAAATACTTGAACAAAAATAACTCCTTCCTGCTTGAAAAAGTTACCGTCTCCGCCGCCCATAGACGCTTGACCGGAGTCTCCTTTTACTACAGAGAGCCTTACAAACTCAGCATCTCTATCTAAATCAAACGGTACATTCTCGTATTGTATATCTGATAGTAGATACTCAATAGAGAACCTGTTAATTATCGCCGTATCTATCTCGTTAAGCGTCACTTGTAGCACCTAGTATAGACAACTCCACCATACCTTTCGGTGCTTTTAGTGTGCCTATGCCATCATTTACGATTTGCGCATATGGCTGGCCATTTGTAACGTAGATAGTTGTATACGCCTTAACTCTACCTAACCCGGGAAAAGTAGGTACGTTTAAAGGTCTATCTGGCGATCCGCCGGTTAGCACCTTCTTGTATACAGGTTTATTCTTAGACGCAGTCCACGCTGCTCGCAATCTACCTCTGTAAACAGGAGTTCGTCTATACGCACCTTGAAACACTTTTTTAGCCATGGCCATAGTGAGGTTCTGGACTTCTTCATCCACCTCGTCTTTGACAAACGCTCTAATATCTGAGTTAAAGCTCACTCTGACACCATCAGCTCTTGTACCACGATGGTAGTGCCGGCAAATATAGGTTTCTTGCTTACTATATTCATCTTTGTGCCGGAAGCGTCGTATATTTCGCTGTTAGTCTCTACTAGAGATAAGTCATCACTATCTCGCTTAAACAGAAACACTTTAGTTTCATCTTTTGAGACTGACTTACCGTCAGTGCTTGTCTCAGTATCATCGTACACGCCAATATATACTGTAGTAGAAGAGGTGACATCTACCACGTTGGTGGCTGTATTCAGTTTCCTGGTATACGTCTGTACCGTAAACTCTTGTAACAAATCACCTGCCACTTGTATGGCCGTCTTTACACCATTTATGACCGTCTGCGCCAGACTCATGTTCTAGTAACCGGCATTGAGAACGGTCCATATCGACTATTCAACTTGGTATAACTCAACAAATTAAGTTGATCTATAACTGTATCTGGGATAAGCTCTTTTTCCCTGCCTTTATCGAAGTCTAATCGGATAGGTCCGATCTCTAACTCATCGATCAAGTCAGCGCTATCATCAGACAACAGATCTGATTGGAGAAGATAAAGAGCAAAATCGCATGTTGCGTCTGTTAATATCTTAGGTAATTCAGCGCTGTCGTATAGCCTGTTATCTTGGTCGTATACACTAGACCTTGGCCATCTAAGAGCTTGCTCTTGAGTAGAGATAGAACCCAAAAATTCAAAGCTGAAATCTATAACTCTCGTAGCCTCTACCAGTGATGCATCTTTGGCTTCGTCGGACGCGGAATCCCAAGACTCCGAATACGTCCTTAACTCAAAGAACGTATCCGCATCGCCCGCAGATACGTATGAATTCGCATCGATACCTGCTACTGTTGAGTCGAGAGCCATGTCAGAGACCTGTTACGCTTGAGTCGACTTTGTCGCAGTCTTTGCTGTTGTTGAAGTTGCTGCCTTTGCAAGGTCAGGGTCGGTTTTAGGCGTCTTCTGGTCTGTAAGGGCTTCTGAATCATCCTCGTCGCCTTCGCCTTCAACGATTTCAACCGTGCAACCATAATACTTAGATAGCAAACCACCTATTTTCTGGTGATCTGTGCAGTTATCTGATAAAATAGGTACACTCATCTTGCCATCTACGAACTGGTATCGCTTCATGAACAAGCTATCGCGATCTTTGGTAGACTCTGGCAACGTAATTATTGCTTTTTTCATGGTTAGCTCCGAATAAATAGATGTAAGTCTACCCTAATCTAAGCGGTAGACCTGTTTATACAGCAGATTAGTCAGTAATACCGTCTGCTGCGGCCAGACCTAACTCGCTAAAGTTAGCCAAACCTGTGTAGAACTTGATACGAGTGATGTTTTCGTCCTTGGCTTCAGCTTCGCCAATGTCCGCAACACGAATACCTGCCATACCTAAAGCAGTAATACCTGCGATACCCATCGTCATAGAACCATCATCCAGCGTTCCAGCCAAGATTGTGGTCTGGGCGCTGCCAGATCCTTTAACTTGGTCAGTAGGGATGTTGTCATTGCGGAAGATAGGAGTTCCACGATAGCCTGGCACTTGGGCTCCAGACGGGAGAGTTACGACTTCACCGATATTTGCGCCGCCTAGTGCGCGCAGTAAAGCGTAGTAAGCTCGCAGTGTACGACTAGGCATCATGATATAGTCAACGATGCCATTCTTGTCTGTTACTTGATCTAGCAATCCATCAAGGAAGTCAAAAGACAGCGCGCCGCCGTTAACACCTGTGTCGATGGTTTGGGCTGCTGTAACCAAGCTCAGAAGGCCTTCGATATTGGCACCGGTACCATCGCCTGAGATCAGCTGATCACGATAGGTAAGACCGATATTTTTGGCTTTAGAGGCAATTTGAACTGCTTTCTGATCTGTGATATTAGATCGAGTAGCTTGAATCAAGCCGTTAACTTCCGCATCACCGATTAATGTAGTCAGAGAAGTTGTAACTTGAGTGAACGTAGCTGCTGCTTTTGCAGTGATAGTTCCGCCAACAGCTAGAGCTTCAACGTCGCCCAAAGCATTTTCACGGTTGTACGAAAGAGCATTACCTTCGATTTCAGAGAAAGGTAAAACTTCAAAGAAGCGGTCAACAACAACAATATTTTCGATTACGCCCGCAACAAGCATGTCTTGTGACAACTTGGCGGATTCTAGTAATGTAACGGTAGCCATGAGAAATCCTCAAAATTAAGAAGTGATTAAACCCTCCGGGTCTTATGAAAGGATTCCTCCGGAACCAATAGTTATATTGTACTACGAACAGTGCCACATGTACATAAGTTTATTTATCCGTTAAAGTCTACCTATCAATACGGTTGTGCCGTTTTCCGTGGCCACCAGCTCTACCTCGTCGCCCATGGATATAAAAAGGTTAATACCGTTTGGGGCGGTTATATTGTGATAAACTACGGAATCCATTTTTACGTCGACAGCTCCGGCTGCGCACCGGATAACATACCCTCTACTGCCCGGTATGTGGAACTCCGAAGTAGAAGTTCCGCTGCTGACTGCGTCTAGTATTTTCTTTGAAGCCATTGTTATTTCCTCAGTCTAATAAAATAGGGTCAACGCCCGAGTACATTGGTAAAAGGGATTATCTGCCATTGTTACAGGGCGGGTACTAACTACATCCACCCTCACCTAGCCCACTAATATCAGCGATATAGGGTAGTACAGTTGCTTTGTCGATTTGATGAATTACCTAGTAATAGGGCTCTTGTATTATCTCACTGGTGCTATCGTAGGTAGCAGCAGTTTTGGTGTGGGACCTAATGCCTACAACTTCCCACGTTAGCCTAAATGCTGCGAACAACTCATCTAGTACAGCCTTAGTTAGATCAGGGCGCTGTAGGTTTACGTGGATTAACTTTTTGCCATCATGAGACTTTGTATTAATGCCGGGGAAAGAGGGCCACTTAGTACTGAGCGCATTAAGCTGAGCCTGTAGCAGGTCAGGCATTAACTCAAACTCTGTGGATTCGGGTAGCAGTAAGTGTATGTCGTATGATGTCATTGCTAGCTCCTTAACGCCAAGGCTTGTGCCATTGCGGATGATTGTATCGCATCCTCGTAAATCATGTGTCTGCCTTAATCATGTTAGCTCTATAGGGTCAACGCCCGCATACATGTGTTAATTTACAATTAAGTCCTTTGTTCCTGAGTACATAGCCAGCACTACAGCATCTTCCAAAGCCACTGCTTTTGAAATAACATCTCCTGCCTCGTCACCTGAAATAATAGTATCTTCCAGATAAGGCAGAATAGTGGCTTTGTCGATAGCTTCTATGACTAAGTAGTATGCTTCTTGAGTCACTACCCCTTCATTATCGTAAGTGCCTTGTGTTTCTCTGGCTTCACGAATACCTGCTACTACCCAAGATAAACCGAATGCAGCAAACAAGCCCTCTAGTACAGCCTTACTCAATGCAGGATGAGCTACTCGCGCATGAATCAGCTTCTTACCATCATCTGACTTAGTACCGATGCCGGGGAAGCTAGGCCACTTTGCGTTGAGTGCTATCAACTGATCCTGTAAAGCCTGTGGCATGTTGTCGAATTCAGTGGCTTCGGGCAGTATTAGGTGTATATCGTATAAAGTCATTATGCCATCCTCTCATTGATCTTAGCTTCTTGATTAGCTTCAATCCATGCCTCGATACTAGCTCGATCAACTCCGCTAGCAGGCATTCCATTGAATATTTGTAGACCACGAATAGTTACCGCCCCGTCGAGTATTTTGGCGATGATAAGCTCTGGGGCAACTGTGAGCGTGGTGAATGTCGCAGGGCTAGCGTCCCAGTGCTGAGTGGTATTATCCATCTCGTAATAGCCAATCTGGAATATGTTTAGCGTGGCGTCCCAATACACTGAGGCGATTATCTCAGTACCGGGTGTATGGCCGCTCAAGATGGATGGTGTGCTTGTGCCGTCTGTCGCTTTTAATCCGTCATCATTTGCAGAGCGGAATAACAAATTAGCACTAGCGCCGCCATAAACTAACTGCTCTGCACCCAGTGCTGCCCAGTCACCTGAGGGCGTGAACGCAAACAGCATGATGCCGGATGTAGTCGGGGCCCAGTTGTTGAAGTCCGCTATCTCAATAAGATCATTATCAACAGTGACAGGAGCCGCTTCTGTAAAGATAGGTGGTGTGCCGCGTATTTGCTCTATTGTTTTGTTTTCGTAGAATTCTACGTTGCCCACTATTATTGATCCTGTTGCTGTGTTATCTCGTATACCTTTGGTATTACCATAGGCAGGTACTATATATGCCCTAGCAAGAGTGTTGCCCCCGTCACTCGTTAATTGAGAGATGACCTCCCACCAAAAGCCTACATCATTTACCTCGATTACTGAGCTGATGTCGGCAGAAATAGCCCCTAACTCCCCTGTTTTTCTGTTGAACGTGTAAAAACCATTCCGATTCGACACGTCAAAGGCAACGCCGCACAGTTTTTCGTGGCTTTCTTTTCTAATGAACACCCTATAAGCGTGGGCAGCACTGGTTGCTGCAACTTGGTGGGCTTGAGTTAAAAACTGTAAAGCACTTGTGCTGTTATCTGTAACCAAAGTGGCTGTATTGCTCGCACCATCTAAACCAATTTCAGTTTTGGCGACCAAGGGAGCGCCTGACCAAGCCGCATTGGTTAAATCCCGAGACCATTTTATTAAGTTAGTCCGCTGCGGCTGCATAAGCACTTGTGGTGCTGGGGTTATTGCTGTGCCGGGGGCTTCGGTGACTACATTGTTTAAAACTGTGTTGCCATTAGCGTATGGATACCACTTGACGCCGTTTACTCCGGAGCCGTGGTCTGTGGTTGCTAAGATATGCTCGCTCGGGGCAGTGTTTGACCGGCCTGTTACATCCTGTACCTGTAATGATGTCAG